CCAAAGAAATTTGCTGTATATGTTAGATCAAAAGCAGGAAAAATAAAGAAAGTTACATTTGATGATCCTAACATGAGAATAAGAGTAAGCAGTAAATCCCGTCGTAAAAGTTTTAGAGCAAGACACAAATGTGATCAAAAGAAAGATAGAACCACTGCTGGATATTGGAGTTGCAGAAATTAGTAATAAATGAAATGATGATTCGGATTATAAATCAAATTAAACTTAATTATTTTAATATTTATAAACAATGAATGTTAAAGAATGGACTAAAATATGAGTGCTAATCTTGATCAGGATCGTATTCGATGGCCGGGGAGTGGCAGTGCTGTAAATACAGGCAGCATACCATTTGGATTTTACTTAAGCGAATCGTATTTAAGTGGTAGCGTTGGTTATTTTGAATATGACTGTGAAAAGAGTGCGGAATGGGCGGCTAAAAGAATGGGGTATCCAATCATTGATATTGAATTAATTGATGTAAATTTTTATGCTGCGTTTGAAGAATCCGTCAATGAATATGGTGCGCAAGTAAATCAATTTAATATACGAAACAATTTATTAAGTTTACAAGGATTAAATACAAATGATAATCCTAATATTAATGGTAAAAATGTAATAGGAACAGGATTACCATATATAATTCAGTTAACAAAAGGATATGGCAGTGAAGTTGGTGTAGGTGGATATGTTGATATTAAAAAAACCGCTGTTTCATTGAGTGCAAGTCAACAAACATATGATTTGCAAACAATAATTGGTACAAATCTTGAAAGTGGAAGCAGAGTTGAAATTAGAAGAGTATTTCACGGACCACCACCAGCATTTGCTCGTATTTATGATCCATTTAGTATGACTGGTATGAGTTACAGTAACGTACTTGGTGAAATGGGATTTGCTGGATATAGTCCGGCCACACAATTTTTGATGACACCAATATTTGAAGATTTATTGAGAGGTCAAGCAATTGAATTTAATGATTTGGTTCGTAAGAGTGCTTATAGTTTTGAAATTGTAAATAATAAACTAAAGATATTTCCTATTCCGACATATAATTACACACTTTATATTGAATATGTAGTTGAGAAAGATAAATTTAGTAGTGCAAATACATTTAGTAGTGGAAGCAATTATGATGTGGTTAGTGATTACAGTAATGTACCATATCAAAATGTTACATACTATAAATTAAATGCTGTTGGCAAACAATGGGTGAAGAAATATTTCTTGGCATTGTGCAAAGAAAATCTTGGTATGATTAGACAGAAGTATAGTACAATTCCAATTCCTGGTGGAGAAGTAACATTGGATGGTTCTGAATTGCGAAGTGAAGCGGCATCTGAAAAAGAATCGTTAATTACACAATTGAGAGAAAATCTTGAAGCTACTAGTCGTAAAGCTCAAATGGAAGCTAAAGCAGATGAAACTGAAAAGATGACATCAATCATGAAGACTGTTCCACTACTAATTTATATTGGATAAAATATTATGGCATTATTTGGAAGATATTTTAGTCAACGAGACATTAATTTGGTTAATCAAATTAATGCAGAATTGATGCGTGACATTATTGAAACATTGGTTGTTTTATTTAAGATTGCACCAAATGAAACCAATACAAACATTTATGGTGAAGCAGTTGCGGCTGAAGGAAAGAGTTTTTATTCTGGTGTAGAATTGAGTAGTATAATTGATCGTGGTGATATTAGTACAGATGATGAAGGATTTGGACCTGACAGAGATCAAACTGTTGTATTTAAATTTAGAGAATTGTCATTAAAAGATGCGAGTTTTTATCCAGAAGTTGGTGATATGATATTATTTAATGATCGTTATCATGAAGTTGATAATGTTGTACAAGAACAATTTTTGGGTGGTCAAGCAAATAAATCACATAGTATTATTTGTAATACGCATTATAGCAAGTTGAGCAAAATTAATTTAGTTAACCGTCAATTTTAATTATGTGGCAAGGAAATACGAACAATCCAGTACCAACAAATAACAATGTTGAAAAGAACAATCCTATTGTATCTAATGTAAGAAACATTGCATTGGATACTAGACGAGATGAAGATGCAAAGAAAAATTTTACAGTTAGTCTATTAGATATTGATACTGCGTTGATTAGTTATATACAAAATATTATCAATCCTACTGTAATTGACGCTGGTGAAAACATAAAAGTACCAATTATATATGGTAATCCTGAAAAATGGTATGCAGCAAAAGCACAAGGTGCATTAAGAGATCAACAAGGTAAGTTACAAATTCCGTTGATAATGGTTAAAAGAACTTCATTTTCAAAAGATGAAGGTTATCAAACATTCAACCGTTATTTGAGTTATCCAGTAATGACTAAATTTAACGAAAAGAACAAATATGATAAATTTAGTTTATTGAATAAGACTGTTGCTCCTACAAATCAAATATTTGCGGTAACAATGCCAGATCATATTAAGGCTGAATATGAATTTATTGTATGGACTGAATATGTTGAACAAAACAATGCAATTTTAGAAAAGATCAATTTTGCTGAAGGAGATTATTGGGGTGATAAACAAAGATTTAATTTTAGAGTTAAGATAGACAATTATACCAATACAATTGAATCAAGTGGAGAAAAAGATAGAATGGTAAGAAGTACATTCACTTTATCTACCAATGCTTATTTGTTGCCAGAATCATTTGAAGATAGAAAACAAACTGTTCAAAGAATGTTAACGCCAAAACAGATAAAATTAACATCAGAAATTGTTAGCAGTGCTCAAATGGATATAGTAAACAAAAAGGTTAAAGACAATACTTACAGTAACAAAGGAAATCCATATTATAGCATCAATCCTCTTGTTGAAAAAGACAGTGAGTGGAGATTTCCTAAAGGCACAATTGCTACCGAAGAATCTACAACAGCTGCGGGTGAAGCAATTACAACAATTAGACAAAGTTATGCATCATTAATTCAACAAACTATAAATGTTACAGTTTCAGGATCACAAGAAACAACTATTTGGCATCCAGCTCCAACTAGTCCAACTGATTATGGTGAAGCTGGTTGGATGGCATATGATGGTGATTATCAGTATATTTATGCTGGTGGAAGATGGTTAAGACAATCTATTGCAGAATGGACAGCTTAAATATCTTAATTCTAATTAAATTATATTATTTATATTTATATTTATATTTATAACAAGATAAACAGACACTTTTATGCCATACCCAAATTCCAATATATTAAACATAATAATTCCGCAATCATCTGCGTCAATTGATAATGGTCAAGCGCCATTTGTTGAAAGAATTATCAGTGGTTCTAGACTAGTTTTACAAACAGATACTACAGGAACATTGATAGGTAGTTCTGATTTAAATGTTAACAATATTACCGCAAGCAATATTACTGCAAGTGGTTATATAAGTGCGAGTAATTTATATGTAAGAACTAATATCACCGATGTTGGTACATTAAATGTTGTTGGAAACAGTGTACTATCAACTGTATTTGCGACTAACATCACTGCGTCAAACATTAGTGCAAGTGGATTTATAAGTGGTAGTGATGGTGTATTTACAGGAGATGTTGCAGTGAATGGTGGTGATATTACAACTACTTTAGTAGGTACAGCAACTTTATTCAATACGAATGCAACTAGCGTTACTATTGGTGGTGGTGCTACAGGTCAAGTATTATTAGGAAATTCTGGTGGTACAGTAAAGTCTGCGGGTGATTTTATTGCTGGAACAAATATTATTAAAGACGGATCGGGTGGTGTATCAGTTACGGTAACATCCGCATTAACTACAATTGCCGGCGATTTAAGAGTTGGTGGAAATGACATCCAAGACACTGGCGGAAATATTAATTTGACATTGGGAACAAATGAATTAACAGTTCCAGTAGAATTGATTGTCAGCAAAACTACAAATGCAACATCTTATACAGATACGGTTGCAGCATTACAAGTTGATGGTGGTGCAAGAATTAGTAAAGATACATATATTTCTGGTTCATTGAATGTTGCAGGTGATTTGACTATATTTGGAAGTTCCAGTGTAGTTTATATCAGTTCAAGTACGGTCATTATTAATGATAATATTATTCAATTAAATGCATTTTTCCCATTTGAAAGATATGCAGGTTTTGAAGTATTTGACAGTGGTAGCAATCAAAGAAGTGCTTCATTATTATGGGATGGTCAATCGGATAATTGGACTACAGTTGATCAAAATAATAGTGCAAGTAATATTATTATAGGTCCAACCGCTTCATTTGGTAGTGCAATTCCAAATTTAACTGTTAATAGATTACCAAAAGCATATGAAGGTAATGCTATTACGGATTCTTTAATAAGCGATGATGCGACTACATTACGATATACAGGCAATGTAATTAGTGCGTCTTCAATAACAGCAAGTTATGGTACAGTAACAAATATTAATGGTACATTAATAACTTATGTTACTGGTTCATTTACTGCATTGACGGTGGTTACAGGAAGTAGTCCTGGTGTAGGACTTCAAGTTCCCGCACATCCTACTGCAAGTGGTATGCCTGGTCAAATTGAAGTGGATAACAATTTTATATATGTATATACGAACAATATATGGAAGAGAGTACCATTATCAACTTGGTCACTGTAATATAAAATACTAAATAAAAGTGTAAATATTGTAATAACCCAAGAAACAAACAACTTGGGTTATTATATTTATATAAAGATAAATAAAGTTATATTTATACAATATGCCTATAGGAACTGGAATAATTTATAATGCGGGAGATTTAA